TATTACCGGCTCTCACTATATGATGTTGCAGTGGAGCAAGATAGATGCTAGCTTCTATGGGTACTACCTAAGGTTTCAGCGCGACATCAACTACCATATGGAGGCGTGCTTCGTAGACCCTAGGTGTGCAGGGCAGCTATACACCAAGTGTAGACGTTCAGGATACACCAACGTAGCAGCTAGCAAGGTGGACGACGTAGGCACCTCTACCTACAATGTCACCGTAGGTATTATGTCCAAGACAGGTAAGGACGCACAGGAAAATATATTTATGAAGAAGGTGGTAGGTATGTAAAGACACTACCAGTTCTTCTTCAAGCCTATACAAGACGGTACTACAAACCCGCGCACAGAGCTCGCCTTCCGCGAGCCTAGTAAGCGGATCACCAAGAACAACAAGACCAGCTCTAAGGGCCAAGCCCTCAACACGATAATCAACTGGAGGAACACTACCTCGAATGCTTACGATGGTGAGAAGCTTAAGCTGCTGTTCATTGACGAGGGTGGTAAGTTTGAGCGGCCAGAAGACATCCTAGAGGTATGGCGTATACAGCGTACCTGTTTGATGGTAGGTCGTAAGTTTGTAGGTAAGGCCATCATCGGATCTACGGTCAACCCCTTAGACAAGGGAGGCAGAAACTACCGAGACCTTTGGGATATGTCCAACCCTAAGGACCGAAACTCCAACGGCAGAACTAAGAGTATGCTGTACCGTATATTCATACCTTCGTACGAAGCCTTAGAGGGCTTCTTCGACAGGTACGGAAACCCCGTTGTGAACAACCCTGAAGAACCAGTAATGGGCATTGACGATGAGATCATCGAGATAGGTGCGAAAACATATCTAAAGAATGAACGCAAAGGACTATCAGGTGATAGCAATGAGCTTAACGAAAGCATACGACAGTTCCCCTTTACCCCGGAGGAAGCCTTCAGGGATTCCACTAAGTCGAGTCTGTTCAATATTGCAAAGATCTACGAGCAAATAGAGTACAATCAAGACCTGTACCCACAGCCTGTGGTACGTGGAAACTTTGTATGGCAGGACGGAAAGCAGGACACCTATGTGATATTCAGGCCTGACGACAACGGTAGGTTCCGGGTGTCGTGGATGCCGCCGCCAGAGTTACGTAATAAGATAGAAACGGATCGTGGGAAAAAGTCCCCGGCCAACGATTGGCTAGGTGTAGGAGGGGTGGATAGCTACGACCTTGATGCTACGGTAGACGGTCGAGGCTCCAAGGGTGCATTCCATTTGTACAACAAGTTTAATATGGCACACCCCTCTAATATGTTTGTGTTGGAGTACGCTTCGCGCCCACCACTGGCTAGAATCTTCTATGAGGATGTGCTTATGGCAGCAGTGTTCTATGGGTATAAAATACTAATAGAGAACAACAAGTACGGTATCGCTAGGTACTTCGAAAGCAGGGGATACGACGAGTATCTGATGGACCGCCCTGATCATCTCAGGTCAACTGCTAGAGTGGCTGTAAAGACCAAGGGTATACCTTCAAACTCTCAGGACGTTATACAGGCGCACGCCCAAGCCATCGAGTCGTACATACACGATTACGTAGGTATGGATAGCGACGGAGTGTACCAGCCTATGTATTTCAACAGGACCCTAGAGGATTGGATCAACTTCCGTATCGACAACCGTACACAGTATGACCTTACCATCTCTTCGGGGCTGGCACTCCTTGCTGCTCAGCGAGTTAAGAAAAAGAAAAAGAAAGCTAGCTTCGATAACAAGACCTTCTTCAGGAAGGGCAAGTCGATACAACGTTGATAAAATCGTTATATTTGCAGTTGATAACGATTCAGCGAAACGATGAATAATTACAAGAAATCTGCTTTTCCGGACCCACTAGCAACAACCGAAGAAAAGATGCAAAAGGCATACGGTCTATCCTATGCCAAGTCATTAGTTGCTCAATGGGGAGGTATAGATGCTGAGGGTAGCTTATACCGCAGAAGATACAAGGAGTTTGAAACTTCCCGTCAATATGCCAATGGTACACAGGACACCACCATCTACAAGCAGATCCTAAATTCCCTAGACCCTAACAACGGGGACGGGACGATGATGACGCTGGACTGGACACCGGTCCCTATCATTCCTAAGTTTGCAAAGATTGTTGTCAACAAAATCATCTCTTCTTACAGATACCCTCAGGTAGAGGCTATCGACCCTATCTCACAAAACGAGAAAGACATCAAGAAGAAAAAGGTAGCGCTACGCATCGAGAACAGAGATATGTTCGAAGAGGCGAAGGCTTCAGGACTAGAGGTAGATATCGACCCTAGCAAGCTGCCACAGACACCTGAAGAGGTGGAGATATTCCTAGAGACAAATGTAAAGACAGACGCAGAGGTGGCTGCACAGCTAGCTACCAATATGACGTTGAGCTGGAACAACTTCGATGAGCGTGTGTACCGTAGAGCAGTTGAAGATCTAGTAAGCTGTGGTATGGCAGTTACAAAAAGAAGTAACGACCCTAACTACGGAATCCAAGAGGAGTATGTAGACCCTGCATATTTCTTACACAGCTACACCGACGACCCGACATTCTCTGATATGGTGTATGCTGGCCACATCAAGCGTATCTCCATACAAGAGCTCAAACGTATTGCTGGCGATCAGTTTACTGAGGAGCAGTACCAGAAGATGGCTAAGACCGTGATGAACAAGTACGGTAACAATTCTTCAAGATACGTTGAGAGCTACTACGACCAAAGACTGAGTAAGCACAGCTATGGCTACGATGAGTTTACTATTGAGGTGCTCGACTTCGAGTTCTTATCTGTAGACTCTATGGTCTACGAGAAGAAGCAGTCGCGCTTCGGTAATATGGGATTCTACTTCAAGGGAGATACCTACGAGGCTCCTAAGAATAGTGTATACGATAGAGAGCCTGTGTATATGAATAACGCTACAGTATACGGCGGTATGCACATTGTGGGCACAGACCATATCTTCAACTACGGGCAAAAGAATAACGTACCAAAGAACATCCACGACCTCACTAGAGCTTCGATGTCTTACAGCGTTGTAGCTACCAACATCCGCAATATGATTCCTAAGAGCTTGGTATCAAGCATCATTGGGTTTGCGGACCAGTTGCAGTTGTCGCACTTGAAGATCCAGCAGGCTATTGCCAAGGCTAAACCAGACGGTATCGTTATCGATATTGAAGGGTTGGAGAACGTAGACCTCGGACGCGGTGGTGACTTACAACCGCTAGAGATCCAAGACATCTACGAACAAACGGGTGTGTTCTACTACCGCAGTAAGAACCCAGAGGGCGGATTCCAAAGCCCACCGATTCAACCAATCGACAACAGGATTAGAAACATCAACGAGCTCATCGCTCTATACAACCACTACCTACGTATGATCCGTGATGCTACAGGTATCAACGAGGTGATGGACGGCACCACTCCAAAGGGAGAGGCACTAGTAGGTGTGAACCAGATGGCTGTTGCTGCGGGTAACAATGCATTGTACGACGTTACCAACGCAAGTATGATACTATACAGGAAGGTCTGTGAAGACATCTTAAAATGTCTACAGATCCTTCCTTCACAATCTGTACTATACAAGGTGTACGAGAAGGCTATAGGTAAGACCAATATGTCTATCCTTAACAGCTTCAGCGACCTACCGATGTATAACTTTGGCATCCGGGTGATGAGTGACCTAAACGATAGGGACCGTCAGTACTTGGAGCAGAACATCCAGATTGCTTTGGCTCAGAAAGAGATTGACCTTGAGGATGCTATCGCTATTAGGAACGTGAAGGATGTAGACCAAGCAGAACGACTGCTAGTAATACGCCGTAAGAAGCGCATCAAGCAGCAACAAGAGATCAACCTACAAAACATCCAAGCACAGTCACAAGCAAACGCACAGGCAGCACAGGCGTCTATGCAGGCAGAGGTTCAGAAGGAGCAGGCATTAGCACAGCTCGATATGCAGAAGAAGCAGATGGAGTTTGAGATGAAGGCTCAGCTCGCACAGCTAGAGCACCAGATGCGTCTAGAGATTGAACAGCTAAAAGGAGAATACGGCATTGCCGAGCAACAGGTAGAGAGCAGGGTGAAGAACACTGTCGACGTTATGAAGGAGGATCGTAAGGACGAGCGCGTGAAGAAGCAGGCGGTTGAGCAGTCAAAGCTCATAAGCCAGCGCAAAGGCGAGCGAGGAGAACTCCCTGAGGATGAGGGCATTGC